AGATTTATGCGTATTATCACTAATGAACGATTGCAAAAAAAGTTTACACAAAAGTTCTATTATATGGTAAAGTGGTTTGTAATAATATTTTGGAGTTATTTTTTATGGCGGATAATTTAAGAAGAGTATCAGAAATATTGCACGACATGGTAGAAGACTTTAAAAAGTCTAATGACGAATGGGAGAAAAAATATGGATCAACAAATGTATCACGATCAAGTAATGATGGAGAAACAAATGATGGAAGTAAACAAATACATAACGGAGGGAAGCAAGATGGGAGTTTATAAAAAGTTAATGCAAGCAAGATTAGAGTTACAAGAAACAAACTTAACTAAATCTGGACACAATAAATTTGCTGGATATAAATACTTTGAACTAGGTGACTTTTTGCCTGCCATTCAAAAGATATTTGCAAAATTAAACATCTGTGGTATTGTGTCTTTTGGTCAAGAGTTAGCAACATTAACTATTACAGATTTAGAAGATGGATCTCAAACACAAATAACAAGCCCTATGTCTACAGCAGCACTTAAGGGTTGCCATGAGGTGCAAAATCTAGGTGCTGTGCAAACATATATCCGTAGATACTTATGGGTAGCTGCTCTTGAGATTGTTGAGCATGACGTAGTAGATGCTAGTGCTGGTGCTGCAACATTTAAAATGAAAGATACTAAAGCGGAGGACTTTATCTAATGGAACAACGTTCAGAAGAGTGGTTTCAGGCACGACTAGGCAAAGTTACAGCTAGTCGTGTAGCTGATGTATTAGCAAAGATTAAGAGTGGTGAGTCTGCATCTAGACGTAACTACAAGATTCAACTAGTAAGTGAAAGACTTACAGGTGAAAAGCAAGAAACATATATTAACCAAGCGATGCAAGATGGAATTGACAGGGAATTCTATGCTAGGGAAAGATATGTCCAGCAACATGGTGAGGTGGAAGAAGTAGGATTTATTCAGCATCCTACTTTGGAAGCTGGTGCAAGTCCAGATGGTTTAGTAGGTGATGATGGATTGATTGAAATTAAATGTCCATTAGGCACTACACATACTGAAACATTAATGACACAAGAAGTTCCGAGCAAGTATATACCACAAATACAATTTCAGTTATTATGCACAGGTCGGAAGTGGTGTGACTTTATAAGTTACAACCCTATGTTTCCAGAGCATTTGCAATTATTTGTTAGGCGTGTATTTGCTGATAAAGAATATCAAGCAGAACTAGAAGTAGAAGTAAGTAAGTTTTTAGATGAGGTGAACGATGTAATTAACAAACTTAAGGAGATTGAATGAGACTTACAGAGGAACAAAGACTAAAACTTATGATGGCTTCTAGTGGATTAACGCCAAGAAAGTTTTGGGATTTAGGTGAAGATGGTCAAGCACCTTACATGGAAAAGCTACATGCAGCAATAGATGAAATACTAGAAGCTAATCCAGACGCATTTAGAGGTTCAGTAGTAAAGAAGCATTATACTAGACGTAAAAACGCAGTTAGATAACTTAAGGAGAAAAGCATGGCAGAACAAAAGTACGATAATACAAACACCTTTACATTGTTTAAGAACGATCAAGGTGACAACCCTAAAAAACCAAACTACACTGGAATTTTAAATTCTGAAGGAGTTGAGTTTAGACTTGCTGGTTGGATTCGTGAGGGTAAAAACGGTAAGTTTATTAGCGGAACTATTCAGTTAAAAGACGGTGATATTAAACCTAAAAAACAAGAGGTAGATGAGGATGTTCCTTTCTAGGAACACCCTCTCTAAAGCATTACTTATTCATTACATACATTGTAACTTCAAAGCCAAAACGCATTTCAGTAACAGCTGGTTTTGTCCACATGATTATGTCCTTATTAAAATCCAAGCGAATTAGCTTGTATAGATATTGTGACCAATAATCTGTGTAATAGCAAGTAATAAACATTTATTTTACCCTAATGAAAATACGGAGACATTATGGATTATGATGACGATATAGTGGATTATGATGACAAAAGCCAACTGTCAGAACTTCCAGAAGCCAAGCTATTATTGGCTATGCTATACCAGACTATTAATGACGCACTTTATGAACCTAAAAAAGTAAGACAAAATGCTACAAGTAGGTCTGTAACAAGTTTAAAGTCTAAAAATAAAATAGCTTTACGAGACAGGATTGATGCTATACAATGGTTATTTGATGATAATGATGTTTATGATTTATGTTGTGAATTAGCTGGCATGAGTAAATATAATATCAGAGAAATGATTATTCAGAAACTTGGTGCAGCACAGATACTCCCTTTAGTACATGGATTCTATCAACCAAATGGAGATTAATACTTTAGAAGCAGATATAGCTTGTTATGCTACAGCTGTATATCATGAAGTTAATAATAGATCATTAGAGGAGAAATTAGGTGTCATTAATGTTATTCGTAATCGTGTCAAATCTGGTCGCTGGGGTTCTGATGTATGCTCTGTTGTTTATGCTTCTGGGCAATTTATTGGCGTTACAGACGAGAGCCATAAGAAAGTTGATAAAAAGACGTATCTTGAAACGAAACTACTGGTGCTTGATGCAGTTGTATTTCATAAATATGCTAACCCAGTTGCAAATGCTTTATACTTCCATGATGACTCGATTATACCGAAACATTCGTGGTTTGGTTATAGCAAAATTACTCACATAGGAAGGATGGTATTTTACTGATGAAACCGTTAGCATGGCTTGTAGAAGAATTTGATGGAACAGGTAAACTTGTATGGTCTGGTCTTATGACTGCAGAACCTACAGAACTTTCATGGTTTAAAGACCTTAAATCTAAACTTCACAATGTCACTATAACGCCATTGATACCAGACACTAAAAAGATTATTAAGGTTACTAATATAAAGAAATACGACAGTAAAAAATTAACGGAGGCACATGGTGGACTATAACCCACTTACACAAGAACAAATAATTGATGCTTATAGCAAGGTTTTTCCAACCAGATATGAGCCAATGACAATAGATAGAATGATACAGTTTGCAAGAATTATTGAACAATTACATGGGATAAAATATGAAGCCTAGTTTATTTATAGCAACACCAATGTACGGAGGTCTGTGTTACGGCACATATTTAGAATCTATGCTTAAACTACAAGCATGGCTTATATCTAAAGATATAGACGCATATTTCTCATTTCTTTATAATGAAAGTCTTATTACTCGTGGTCGTAATACACTTGTAAATGATTTCCTAAAAGGTGATGCAACACATATGATGTTTATAGATGCAGACATTAGTTTTGAGCCAGAGCACTTCTTTAAGATGCTAGATGCTGATGTAGATATTATCTGTGGTGTATATCCAAAGAAAGAAATAAATTGGGCTGGCGTTAAATTTGCTATTGACAAAAAAGTTCCAGAGCATCAACTGAAATACTTTACAGGTGAGTATGTAGTGAATCTAGTTAATGAAACTGATCTAGTTCCTACTGATAAACCATTTGAAGTTAAACATGGTGGCACAGGCTTTATGTTAGTCAAGCGTGAGGTATTTGAGAAGTTAAAAGATAAATGTCCATCATATACTCATAACATGAATGACACTAATGATAACTCTGATTTAGGTGATAAGATCACAGAATACTTTGCAACAAGTATAGATGAAAACAATCATTTATTATCTGAAGACTATCATTTCTGTAAGCTTGCTCGTGACAATGGCATTAAAGTTCATGGTGCAGCATGGACACAGTTAGTTCATACAGGAACTTATCAATATAGTGGTAGGCTTGTATGATAATTCCCAATAACATGATTAGCCATGTAGGTAAGATATTTCAAGGTGAATACGCTATTGGAAAAATTAGCAATCCATATATTATAGATATTGGTGCTAACGTAGGTGGTTTTGCGGTATGGGCACATGAATACTTTGATAATGCAAAAATAGATTGTTATGAGCCTATAAAAGAAAACTATAGGCTATTAAGGCAAAACATAGAAGGTACTGATATAGCTGTTAGAAACATAGCCATAGGCAAAGATGATGGTGAACGTATGATGTATTATGGCACTCATAACTGTGGTGAAGCAAGTTTATATCAAGGTGAAGAACAAAGAACAGATGGTGAAATGGTAAAGGTGATGTCAGCTAAACATTTGCCAAGATGCGACATCATGAAGATTGACACAGAAGGTGCAGAGATTGAGATACTTGAAAATCTAGTGCATTTTCCTAGTATATTTTTAATAGAGTTTCATTCTGCATATAATAGACGTAGAATTGATGAATTATTACTTGACTATACGCTAATAGAGTGTACAATGCGAGGATGGAATTATGGAATACTTAAATATATTAAATCATCTTTAGTGGGAATATAATGGGAGCACCAAGACTTTATAATCAAGAGTTAATAAACGAAATACAAGCCTTTATAGACTCACCACAATGCAGAACTAATACTGATGTTAGAAGGCATTTTAAGATGAATGGCATTAAATTAAAAGAATTAGCAGCACAAGGTTTACTTAAACTTAAGCCTACATTAAGCAAAGGTATGGTAGCAAGAATTGGTAATGAAGCGTATCGTATTAAAAAATCTTTAACAAAGGAGGTAATAGATGGACAACGTAAATCATCCGAAGCATTATTTGGTAGGGGGACTGGAAGCGATAGATATTATAGCGAGTCGTTTGACTAAAGAGGAGTTTATTGGCTATTTAAAAGGATCTAAACTTAAATATGATTTAAGATATCCATTTAAGGGTAGACCAGAAGAAGATTTAGCTAAATCTGAATGGTATAAAAACAAGTTGGTAGAGGTAATGCGTGATGAAGAGGCTATTAATCCTCCAGAAGTTACTGCACAGTTACAGAGGTTAGAGATGGTTGACGATTAATCGTCTAGATCTGGAATTTCAGAATATACGGATAGCCCATCACCACTAATCTCGATGTGGCTTCCGTCATCTAATACCAGAATAAGTAAGTCTTCACCGTAGTAAGCTTCTGCTTCTACTATTTGCTTTCCTACAATGTGCTCACATAACTTTTCTAAATTCATAATATTTCCTATATGCTGATAACCGCTTCTTTTGCTACTTTTTCTGATTTTACTGCACGAGACCATGAGCCACATCCTTGACATTGAAAGCGTTGATAAACTCTAGACAAACTAACTTGAGTGCCACGTTTATTTAATTTGCGTGAACCGCAATTTGGACAACAAGTATTTGCGGAATACGCATTATGATTTGGATGTGATTTAATCCATGCTTTAAACTTGTCATACACTTTCTCTAGAAGAATAACATCGTTCTTATTGTATTCTTCCATAGTCTTCCATGCCTTACGATCATTATTCATACACTTGACCCATAAAGTATGACCTTCATGTTCAGTCTTGCTTCCTAATCCTAAAGCTTGTGATACATAGTCTAGTTTGTTAGAAACAAATCTAAACTGTCTTCTTGCTACTTGCAATAAATCTATCTGTTTAACAGGTGCTGGAGGGTTCATACCAGATAATAAAAATTCTTTTTGTAGGATAGGTATATCAAACCTAGATCCATTATAATGCACTACGGCATCAGCTTCGTCTAGTAACTTATGTACTGACTCTAACATCTTTTTCTTGCCAGACTTCTGAATAGAGT